AATTAACAACAACGGGAGACACACACCATGCTACGCGAAGCTCTACCAATGGCCTGCTTGTTTATCTGCCTTGCCTTGCTGGCAATGATCTGAAAGGACGCACAATGTATAGCGCCAAGGAAGTTGCTGCATGGGTGATGGACGCGCCGGAAGGCAACATCGTCGCCAAGATTGTAAGCGATGCCACCCATTCAATTCCCGGTGATCTTGGCCGCTTTGTGAGGCTGCTAGACGATGAGGGCTATATTTTCGCCATGTGGCATCGCGCACTAACCAGCGAGGGACAGCCGATTTACACATGGCAGTTGCAGCGCCGCCGCCGCCCAGCCAATCAAATCGTGCTGAACGCATTGGTCAAACATTCCGCCAACCGCCAGCCCGCGAGTCTGTGACATGAAGCCCAAAGTCATTATTCATGATCGGCGCTTTTGGAATCTATATCCCGATGGGCGCATGGTTCGCATTTTTGCTAACGAGCGCATCAGGGCGCATCTGTCACAGGTCAGATCGGTGGAAGTGCGAATGGCCAATGAGGAAAGCCCGAAGCGCACGACCAATCCGCCGCGCCCGCCCGGCACTATGCCCACTCTGCCCGCCGCTGATCGTGACATTGGCGACAAGACGTTGACCGAATTGGCGCATCATTTTGGCTGGGGCAGTGTCTACCGCTTCACAGATGCGCTGCGCCGGCATCGCCGCGCTATCTATGAGGCTGCCCGCGCCAATGGCCGAAAGCGCGCTGATGCTAACCTGATGACGCCAACTTAGCTCTTTTTCTTGGCCTTCGCCTTAGCCTTGCGCGCAACCGACAGCGCAATGGCAACAGCCTGATTCTGCTGCTTGCCGGCTTTCATTTTCGCCTTGATGTTGGCGCTCACGCTCTTGGCGCTATATCCCATTTTCAGTGGCATCACCATTTCACCTTGTTTGACCAATAGGCAGCCGACATCTTGCCCTTGGCGATGTTTTCAGCGTGGCGGGCTTTGAAGGCCGCCCGCCTTGCCTTGTCGGCTTTGCTTTCACCTTCGCGCGGCGGCGATCCCTTCACGCCTTGCTGGCCAAAGCGGATCGTCTTTATTTCGTCGCCTTCCTTGGCGACAACGACATGGCTTTTCGTCGGATGGGTCGGTGTGCGTTTTGGCTTGTTATAGCCTTCCACGCCCACCGCCTTTAGTCTTGGGTCTTTCGCCATGTCATCACCTCACTTCGGCCAGCCTTGCACCAGCGCCGCCCGCTTCGCCTCGCAACGGGCAATCTCTGCACCGCGTTCGATCAACGCCAACTCCACCGCTTCCGCCGATCCGCCAAGCAGTGCCGGGATGGCGCAAGGCTGTAAAGCGTCACTTGGCGGCTGCGGGATTGCCAATGGCGGCGGCGTCACTTTGCGTGATGTGCTGCACCCGGCCATCATCAAGACAAGCAACATTGCTGCTAGGGTTCGCAACATAATATGTCCTCGTTATGGTTTGCGCTTTGCCGGCGTTGTTGGAAATACGAGACTGCGCTTCTGACAGCGCCACGCCAGCAGCGTCAACTTGCGCCTGCAATGCCACCTCTCGCTGGCGCTGCACCTCTGCCGCCTTGGCTTGCACTGCCTGCCACTTGCCGCGCTCTGCATCAACGCCACGCCCATAGGCCCACACATAAGCCGCCACGATCAGCAGCAAGCCGCCAACATACGGCGCGACACGCAAGGCCCAGGCTGGCACGAACATGGTCAAATCTTTCGATGCCAGACAACGCCGCCCAGCCCGCCGACGAACAGCGCGGTGATTAGCCATTGAACATTCTGGCTGGCCAGCGCCGCAGCATCAGCAGGCATGATCACCGGGATCACAAGCAGCGAGACCGCCAGCACGATTGCCAGCAAGCCCGCCCAAGTCGTTTTTTCGCGCAACCGCGCTTTGATATATTCGATCATGCCTCACCTGTTGTGTTAGCGGCTGCGGTTGCTGCGATGCGCGCTGCCGGGCCAATGGGCTGCCCGGCTGGCCAGCGCAAAGCAATGAGCCTGTCTCGCGTAAACCGGCGAACATTGACAGCATCACCCTGATTGCCGCCCAAGATGTTTAGGCTGCCATCAGCGTTGACGCTATTCACAAAGCCGACATGCCCGCCGCCCTGCCGATCAAAGACAGCGATTGCGCCCATTGGTGGCGTGGCAGACAATGACAGCGGAATGCCCCAAGTCGCCCAAGCCTTGGCGCGGATGGCAATCTTGGGCGGTGCAATGCCAGCCTGATGAACGCACCAGGCGGCATAAAGCCCGCACCACGGCACGCTGTCAGCCCCGTATGCAATGCCCAGCACTCGTGCGCCAAGCCGGTTGCCCCAGGACATGATGACGGGATTGTTCCCAGCGCCGGGAAGTTCCCTCGTGCCAATTAATTGCCGTGCCTCTGTTAGCCATCGCATTGCTCGACCTCCAAAGCTGCCAGCTTCAAAGCCCGCGCCATTACGGCGCGCGTTGCGCCTTGTAGCACATCGCTGCCAATTACGCCACGCAACCAGAACAATTCGTTTTTGGCGACATCCGCAAACTCGCGCGCCCACAACATCGCCACATCGTCGGCATGATCTGCAAACGTGTCAGCCTTAAGCATTTCCCAAGGGATGCGGGCTTTCACTCAAACATTTCCGGCTTGACGGTCAAGGTGCTGACTTGGCCATATTTGGCGTGATAGGTGATGGCATAGGCTGCCCGCTCTGCATGATAACCGCCACGCGCCGCATAGGCATCACGCGCGGCAAGCGTAGGGTGCTGCATCCATTTGATGCCGGAAAACTCCTTGACCACTTCATGGTGATAATGGCCGCTATGGCCATAGGCCATTTTGGTATTGCCCCACATCTCGCGGAACTGGCTGGCAAACAGCGCCGGCAAGCCGTCCATCTTGACTTTGTGGCCATGATGGAACGCTAGCATAACCTGGCCATGCTGATACGCATAAAACGGAAGCGGGCTATCCTCCACCGTAACGCGCGGCTCATTCTCAAACAGCGCCTTGAACATCACTCGAAGCCAGACCGATGAGGCTTCGTCATGGTTGCCCTCAGCATGTAGCACGATCACTTGCTCATGCCGTTCCAGCGCCATGCCAACGATCCGCCGCAAGATGCGAACGCCGGCCTCGATCATCTTGGGAAACCGGCTGTCGGCATCCAGCAGATGCCCACTGGCAGGCGTTAGCGGCTTGAAGCTGTCGTAATGAAACCAGTCGCCAAGCTGGCAAACGATGCCAATTTTAGCCGCTGGCGCATTGTCGATCATATGGCGATACGCGTTTGTTATTAGTTTTTCAGCAATGGCCAAGTCCCAATCTTGGCCGCCCTCGCGGTGCCACGCCAGCATTCCGACATGGTAATCCGTGAAAACGTAAAGGTTCAGCAGATCGGCCAAGGTTGCAGCCGGTGGCGTGACGGGTTCCGCTGGCGGTATGTCCTGGGCCAAGGCTTCCGCCGCCGCGCGGATCGCCTCTTGCCGTTGTTCATCATCTAGTCGGGTTTTCACCCATTGGGCGCGCTGATTGCCGTCTGCGTCGAAATAGGTTGAAACGCCTTTGATGACGTAGGGGCTATGCCCGTCGCGTTCCGCACCTTGCCCGATGCCGCCAGCCCCATAGGCTTCGCCTTGCGTTGCCTTGTGTCTCCGCACCGCTGACAAAATGCCCATCTTGCCGCCATAGCGGCCCGTCCTGGCCAATGCCCGCCCGCTGTTGCCGGCCTCTACATAAGCCGCATAAATCTCGGCATCACGCGCCGGATCGATATCGTGTTGATTGCGCGGCACGTGTCACCTGTTAGCTGCGACAGGACGGCCCTGCGACGATCAGCGGATTATGTAGCCTTGCCTAGAAGTCGCTGCACCGTGCGCGTTTCGTAAATCCGAATCGCCGTCCAGATGATGGTGAAGATAGCGGCGATTGAGGGCAGCCATGACGCCAGCGTGGCCAGCACAACGCCAATCGACAGGATGTCGCCCGCCGGCTTCATCGTCTCCATAACGCTATGCACCGGGCTGGCCATGTCCGTGAACTCCTGTCTGGCGCAACAATACAACAATTAGCGGTCTCTTACAATGTGGCCGCCAGCGTGAACAGGCTGTCAATCGCCGCATCGTCTAGGCCAAGCGCCGGGCCAAGCGCCGCAACAAGCGCGTTGTCCCGCTCTACCGTCTGGGCATATTCCCATTCGATCTGCGTTTGTGTGCGCTGCGGTTCGTTCATGGTGATGATCACTGCTTCGACATCGTCCAGCAGGCCGTAGGACAGCAGCGCAAGACGGGCTTGGCGCATGGTGACGGATTGCGGGATGGGCGCGGTTTCACCTTCCAACATTTCCGGCCAAGCAATGTTTTCGGGCCAGCCATCTTGGGTTGGTAAATCACGCAAGGCTTGGCGATAAGATTTTCGAGCCACATCAAGACCGCGCCCGGCTTCTGCCGCTTGCGTCACCCAAAAATCACTTTCAGCCAAAAGTGCGTTCCGCCGTGCAACGGCAGATTCAGTCATTTGCTTAAGGGCCTTTTCGCCCAAGCGCCAAACGCCTTCCTCATCTTTATATTGACCAATGCCGCCGCCTTCGCTGGCGTCAATCAAGTTTGGAAAAGCATCTAGGCTTTCCACGACAAAGGTTTCCACAATGACGCCATCAGCGCCAACTTGATGCGCCCTAATCATTAAATTACCCCTTGAACGATGCAAAGACCATTGCCGCCAGCGCCGCCAACAGCGGGCGTAAAGCCGTTGCTTACGCTGGCATTAGCACCTGATCCGCCACCGCCAGCAATGCCACCAACGGCCCCCACGCCAGCCGGAAAACTTGAGCTACTTTGAAAACTTCCACCCCCACCTTGACCAAAAGCCGGCAAGGGTGTTGCCGCGCGAGTTGTGCTGATTCTCCCACCGCTACCGCCACCTTTAAGAAACGGAGTAGACCCGGCGCTAGAATCAACAATCAGCGACTGGTTATAAAATGATCTCCCGCCAGTGGTAGTTGACGAAGCGCCACCGCCTCCGCCATACATTGAGCAACTGCCGAAATTGCTGGTTGAACCGCCACTAGCGCCACCCGCACCTCCGCCAAAAATAGAATATCCACTGTTATCGCTAGTTGATGTCTGCGTTCCCCCATTATAAAACGCAAGTGAATCGGCTGGAAAAGTTGGGTTTCTACTTGCATTAACATTAATGGCCAGTGGCGTCATTGACGCGCCGCCGCTGAGATTGTTGATATAAACTGAAAGCCCGCCATAGGCAGTCACAAAGCTGCCAAACGAAGTACGGCCACCAGCACCGCCAGGTTGTGGAGAGCCTGCTGAATAAATACCTCCTGCTCCGCCCGCTCCGACAAAAACTGGAACGCTAAACGATTGAATACTTGATGCCAAAACGGTGGTTTGGGCATAAGCCCCGCCACCACCGCCGGGAAAGTGACCACTGCCATATGAATCAATATCAGCGCCAGAAAAGCCGCCAGCGCCAGCGCCCCAAACAATTGCGTTATAAGCTGAGTATCCAGGCGGTGAAACAAACGTGCCTGTTACCGTAAAAACTCGCTGAAATGGCTTGATTGGATAGCTGAACAGATTGCTGCCATCACTGACAACAAGCCGAAGCTCACCGGGATACATCACGAAAGACGTGCGCCCATCAATCGTTTGACCGGCAAACGCTTCCAAAGTAATATCACGTCCGCTTTGGTTTTCCATCGCATCAAAGGTTGATTGCGTAGAATTTAAAACGTAATCGGAAAATGAGGATGATGTTCGGAAAAACATTCTACCTGTTCCAACAGCGTAGAAAGGTTCGAAATTGTTTATATTTCCATAGCAAACATTTACTGCATTATAGAAAGTAGCACTTGAAATCTGCCAAGCAGTAGACAGGCGATATTCTGCAAGCCTTGAATATCCAAATCCAGGTGAAGCTTGATAGGTAAACATGCGCCGGCCATCCGACGAAAGCATAAGTCCATCTGATACAGGTTCATTAATAGAAAGCGTGTGCGCCGTTGTGACGCTGGTGAAAGCCCAAGCCGTTCCTAATGTATATTGGCGAATTTGAGAAGAGTTGCCAATATAAACAGCCGTGCCATCGTCTTTGAACGCGGCACCATTTGGAAAGCCCGCAAGATCAAACGTAAAAGACGTTCCAGAATAGGTTGCAGTGCTGATCGACCACGCTGTGGAAAGATTGTAAACAAAAACCTGCGCGTTGCTACCTGAATAAGCAAAAATAAACATTTGCAAGCCATTCGGCCTAAAAAGAATGGTGTGAACATTGCCTGCAACTTGTGCAGAAGCATTAAACGATTGGTTGAATGTTGTATTCAGCGACAAAAGATCATTTGGCGTTGACATGCCGTAACGATAAACCATCCCTGCACCTGATCCGGCGGGGTTTACCGTGAAAAGATTTGTTCCATCTGGTTGAATAAAACCTGCTTTTAGGTTTCCAGATGCAATGCCGCTTGTGCTTCGAATAGCCCTAACCCCGCCAGCCCGCTCAAAAGCGGGCGGGTTTCCGTTAGACAAATAGCACCACCAGCCAGCGCCAAGCGCGGCGGCGCTGGCAAATGTTTGGGTGAAGCTGTTGGCGGTATATTCAATCAAGCGCCCATTATCAGCGGCGACAAGTTGAATGTTGGATGTGCGAGTCGAGCGCGGCAAGTTCGCGCCGGGAAGCGGAGCAAATGAAGGCGGTGATCCTGCGCCGTTGCTGACAAGCACTTGGCCCGATGTGCCAACACTAGCAACAGCCTTAATGATCTTGCCGGTGGTGCCATCATAGACAGCAAGGGCGTTATCTGTAGCACTCAGCGGCCCCAGCACGTCACCATCATTGATCAACAGCCAGTTAGCGCCCGCAACCGGCGTGATGCCTGTGTTGATGGTCTTGGCCACCCACTGCCGCCCGCCGCTCGTTACGCTCTGGCCGATCTGATAGGTCGTGCCGGCGTTGTAATCGCCCTTATAGTTTGCCGCGCCCACCGCAATGTTGGCGCTGTTAGCCGCTGCGGTTGCCGCTGCTGCTGCGCTGATCTCATCCGCGTTGACATCGGTTGCCAGTGCGTTTGCCTCAGTGGCAAAGGCTGGCAGCGCGCCAAGGAAGGCGTCTGCGTCCGTGCTGAACGTGGCTGGCGACTGTGACCGGCTGGGCGGTGTGGGAAGCGGCGTAATGGCCATTAGATCAAGCCCTCAACTTCAATGCTGCAATCGGAAATGCTTGGCGTGGATATAACTATATTAAAACCGCGATAAAATCCATACACGATGGTTTCAGCGCGATCCTCATCACCAATGAACACGGTCGGCGTTGTGCGAATGTCAGCCAAGGCTTTTTGCACAGCGGCAACGGCACCCGTTTCCACGGTAACGTCAAAATCGGCCCGCTTAGAGAATGGCCTTGTTTCGACAACCGTGTTGCCAAATTGGTCGGTTTCCTTGCGGCTATAATCCAGAATGCTAACGCTGGTGCCAAAGTTTGACACGCCAAGGTTGCGTTGCTTGCCGATCACGACTTCGCCAATGGCTGCGGTGCCTGCACCAGCATTTACCTGAATGCGTGTTGTCGCACCGCCATAAGCAGGCAAGCCCAAGAACACCACATCAGATACCGTTGTGATGCTCTCAAAGAAATAGCTATACCAATCAATGATGATGGTGTTGTCTTGCAGGCTTTTCGTCTCGTTGAAAACCACGCCCTCAATCGGATCGGTCATCGTGATCGTCGTTGACACGCCATTCAGATCGAACATCGCCAAGGCGTTGATGATCGTTCCCGGCAATATGCTCACGTCAATCAGGCCGGTGCGGGTGGTTTGCGTGTTCACCACCTGATCGAACATCTTAAAACGATTGATCGCGCCAATGTCCTGCCAGCTTGGCGGAGTCGCCGTCACGCCAACAGTCGGATTGGCGGTCGTGCTGGCAACGATAACCTTATAAAGCCGGGTGCCAACATAACGCTCTTGCCCAAGCGTATAGGTGCCAGCCGTCCATAGCGTCTCAGTGATGGCGACATTGCTTGCCGTCACCATTGGTGACGTGACGGGAACGGGCTGGACGATAATCATTAGAAGCCCCTCGCGTCTGGCAGGCCGTCGCCATCCCAGCGCACAAGCTGATTGGCCGTCTTGCCGGTATTTTTGGCGATAGCGTAAAGGCTGGCGCGCATCTCATCACGCAACGCGGCGATCTGGTTAGCCGTTGTCATGCTGCCGCCCAAGATGTCTGCCGTCTGATTGGCGTTATAGATGCGGCTAGTGCCGGTGGCTTCGATCTCTGGGCCATTCTCACCCACCAGGCGCAAGCCACCGCTATGCATACCGCCATTATAAAAGCCGGGCATTTCGCCGCCGCCATCCGTTTGGAATCCGGTGCCGCCCGTCACGGTGATATTGATCGGGCGGGTGTTGATGTTCTTCATCACGTCTTGCAGATTCTTGATTGCATCCGCCACGCTCAAAACGCTTTGATCAAGCGTAATCAGCCCCTCAACACTGGCGTTAAGCGCGGCAAGCTGTTCCTGCGCGTAGGCTTCCAGCGACTTGCTTTGCTCAATAGCAAGATCAACCGCCTTCATCACGTTTTCAATTTCGCGGTTATATTCTTCCGGCGTTAGGAAGCTCTTTGCCGCATCCAGATAGTTTTGGCTAACGCCGACAAGCTGGCCAATCGCTTCCTCATTGCCGGCGATGGCTGCTTGGCTGATTTCCTCAAACTTGCTGCGGGCGGCGGTATAGATTTCTTCCGCCGTCATCAACTGCTGTGCCAGCGTATCGCGGAACGCTTGCAGATTGGCCGTCATGGCCTGAAACTTCTCAATCGTCGCGCCGATAGCAGCGGCCTCGCGGTTATAGGCATCGGCCAGCGCATTGCGGGCGGTGCTGATCTGTTCCAGCACCTTCATGATCTCATCAGCGCCAAGGCCGGCCAGCTTTTCAACGATGATCTTGCTGCTTTCGCTCAGGCCCTCAAACGCGCCCTTGCTGACAGCGTTCTTGATAGCCGCCGCAACGGCTTCCTCTGCGCTGGCAAACTTCTGCGCGCCGCCTGCTTTGAAGTCGCCGCCCATAGCGTTGAAATAAAATTGCTCACCGCTAAAGCCCAGGCTTCCGAAGCCTTGGCCGCCGGCAACCGTGCCGCCAAGCGCCGTTGCAATGGCGTTTAGCTGCTGACTGAAAGCGCCGCCAAGCTGTAGACCAGCCTGTGTGCTTTGTGCGCCGCCGCGCTGATTGAACACGGTTCCTGGCCCGGTGCCTGACAACATCACATCCGCAAAGTTGTTTTTGCCTTTGAACAGACCGCCAACCAAAGAACCAATAACGCTGCCGATAATCATGCCAATCGGCCCGCCTGCACTACCCAAGGCCGCGATGGTCTGTCCGATGGCCATGCCGCCAGCGCCAGCAATCGCGCCACCAATTTGCGCGCCCTGATTGCCTTTGCCAACAATGCCACCCACAGTGGAGCCAAACGAGGCAGCGCCGCCAAGCTGATTCAAGTTAGTGCCAAAACCGGCCAGAACGCCGTTAATGCTTTGACCAATGCCCTTGAACGCTGCGCCCATGCTTGCCGAAAACTCTGGAAAGGTGCGCTTCATCAAATTGCCAAGACGGTCAATAGCGCCGCCGACTTTCTGGCCAAACAGATCACCGATGCCGCTCATAACATCGCTGAACGTGTTTAGGCTGTTTTGCATAGCTTCGTCGGCTTGCCTTGCGGCTTCTGCTCGTGCGTTGCTGCCAATGTCAGCCATTTCTTGCAGGCGCTTGCCAGCGTCCTTGAAAACGCTATCATCAAACCTGAACGACTTTTCCAGCGCCGTGATGGCCTGGCCGGTTTCGATAGCGATATACTCGCCAAGCGTCTGCCCAGCTTTTTTGGCCGCTTTCTTTAAGGTGCGTTCGTCAAGGATCGTGTCTGCACCGCCTTCCATACGCTGCTTGGCGGCGTCAATGATGTTGGCGCTCAATGTGTCGCCAGCCGCGCGGAAGCCATCCTTAGCCTCGCCAAAAGCCTGCTTGATCTGGCCGGTGAACGCTTTGCCAGCCGCATTGGCCGCGCCTGAATAGCGGTTTTCCAGTTCGGGAATATCAACAATCGTTTTGATCGTTTCCATGCCCAGCTTGCGAAGCAGCGTGTTCGTTGATGCGATAAACCCATTTAAGAAAACTTCAATCGCGCGGCTTACGTTGTTCACCGCCCTAATGGTCAGATCGCCCAAAACAGCCGGCAAATTCTTGAACACCTCAACAATGCCGCGAAAGCCGCCGACGAACGCCGCATAGATGCCCGCCGCGACATCGCTGCCCAATTCCGCCACAAAGCGGAAAGTGGCAAAAAAGCCTTTCTTGAACATGTCGAAGGCTTTGTCCAAATTCAAAGCATCCGAAATGGTCTTGCCCAAGCCCTTGAACACATCACCCATTGTGATGGCAGCCGGGCCGACTTCCTTTTCCAGTTCCTTCAATTCCTTTTTGGTCAAGCCAAGGCTCTTTTGGAACTTTTCCAGTTCGCCCGTCTTGCCGACCTGCGCCTGAAAATCCTTGAACGCCACAAACGCCGTGCCAGCCGCAGCGGCAAACGCCAGGAACGCCGGATTCAGCGCAACAGCAGCCACCACGCGGGCCGTCAATGCGGCAACTTCTGTAGCAAACGCCCGCACGCTTAGGCCGGCTTGCATCATGATGCCGGCGATTTGGCTGCCCTGTTGGAAAAACACAGTCATCGGCTTTTGGCCGCTTGTCAGACCGACGAAAACATCCTGCAACTGGAACGCAAGGTTCTGCGTGTGATGGCTGGCCAGCTTGCTGCTGTTGCCCATGCCAGCAATGTGCGGCGTAGTAGTCATGGCCGCGCGTTCGGCCTTGATCAGTTCCGCGCCCATGCTGCGGATTTCGCGCGCCAGTTCAGCAGTGGGAGCCGCCGCAGCGGCCATCTTGATTTCCATCGCCTTGATTTGCAGCGATGACTTCCCAATCGTCTCAAGCTCACGGTTCAGCGAGTCCAGATAGCGCACCGCATCAAGCGTCGGCTTGTGGGCCGATTGCATGGCCTCAGTCATGCGCTTTTGGCCGGCAATCATCGCATCAACAGCGCGGCCAGTATTTCCAGCGGCAGACGCAAGCCCTTCAAGATCGCGTTCGGCGGTCTTGGCGCTTGTGCTGTCTACTGCGATCCGCAGCCTTGCAAGTTCGGCCATTAAGCAAGCCCCATTCTGTTCATGCTATCTATGCCACAGCGCGGCTATTTTTGCAAAGCGCGCTTACCATCGTTCACTTTGTCAGCCCAGGACGACATCGCCTTGCTGATTTTGTCGCGCCGATCTGCGGTCATGCGTTCCGGCGACATGTAAAACGGTGGGCAGGATGCCTGACTGGCCTTAGACAGCGCCGAAGCATAATCATGCGATAGGCGGCGGATCGTGCCGGCTTCCCATGCCGACAGGCTGATGCCGCGATTGGTCTGCCAAGCAGCTATTTCAAGCTCACTGATGGCCACCGGGCTACTCATAGCAAGCGGCTGGGCTGGGCCAATCTCGAAAAGCAGGTCTAGCAAATAAGCGCCAGCGGTGATGGGCGGCAGATCGCCGCCCACCGTGTCACGCCTTGGCCGCTTTTCTTTTTCGGGGATGGTGTTTAGCCAAGCGATTTGCTTGACGTAAATCGACAGCGTTTCAATCGTTTCCGTGAAAGAAGTTTGCGCGATTAGCGACAAACTCCTGTGCCTGTTCACGAATCCACGGCCAATCGGTGTAGACTGTCACCGCGTTAGCCTTTTCGCACTTAAGCGCCTTGCCATCCAACTCGAAGCCCGTCCACTTGATGGTCATCTTGGCCAGATCGTCAATCATCTCAGCCGCCAGCTTTTCGGCGTCTAGATCGGCAGTTGCCCGCTTGCCCTTGGCAAGACGGTTCAAGGCCATTTGCTGCTTGGCCATCTGGATTTTACGATAAGCGGCGCTGTCCTGGCCCAAGAGCGTGATGGTCATCCCATCAAGCGGCTCCTCGGTCTGCGGATGCACCAGTTGCAGCGTCGCGCCTTCGTCGGCCTTCACGGCCTTAAGCGTGTTCAAGTCCATGTTTGCCCTTTCATGTCAGCCCGAAAGTGCCAGCGGCAGGCGGCGGGCGATCCGCTTTTCGGGTGCTACCCTAGCCGCTGGCGTTCGGTAATGTTACGGGGCGGCGACCTTGATAACCTTGTTATCAATTTCAAGCGTCACTTCGGCCATCGTGATGGCGTCGGCGTTGCCCACGTTCACCTTGTAGCTCATCACCTGGGCGGTGAAATACTGGATTTCACCATTCACGAGCAGCACCTTGACCGCAACCTGTGCGTCGGTGCCGGCAGCCGCTTCGGCAGCGTCCTGCAAGATCGTCTGACCAGCATCGTCATCCGACACGGCCATCGTCAAAGCTACGCTACCATAATTCAGCGAACCACGGCGCTTGGCAACAATGCCGGTCGCCAGCGGCGTGTGAGTGGCAAGCGCGGCTTCCGCGCCAAAGGCCGGCAGTTCGGCAAGCTCACCGCAAGCCACCCAAGTGAGGGCGGCAAAGCCAGCAGAGTTATAGGTTGCCGGCGATGCGTTGGCGACCGAAACGATAGTGCCAACAGAAGAAACAACGTCAGACATAATTCGACCTCCTACAGTCGCAGCGCGCGGCTGATTTCGTTAATGCTAATCCGCACCATACCACTTGGAGCCTGCTTTGAAAAGCCACCAACTGTGTTTGGCCCTGGGCGGTATAGGCCAAATTCTAGCGAAGCGATGTAGGGAAGGTTATTGGTGATATAAAAGACGTTGCCGGGTGCGTTCTGCACATCACGCGCCGCCGCTGAAATTGTTGCGCTGCCAGATTTGTCGGTGGCGCTAATCTCATTGCTTGGCGCTTGATTGACACCAGTTTGCCAGTTAGCCCGCGCCCGGCCAGTGTCAACCGGCGTTTTGAGGATAATGTTGGAAGTCAGATCAAGGCAGATTTTGCTAATCACGGCATTAGCCGCTTCGCCTGCCTTTTCGGCAAACTTGCTTAGATCAAGCGCAAAGTCGCCGCCCGCGCTCATGCAAATGCCCGATATTCAATTGACAGCGGCACGGCATAGCGGTCGCCATCCATGAGCGCCGGCCCCATGCTGGCCCGCAAGATCGTCACGGTGATGCCGGATCGCGTCAATTGCAGGCCGCGCGGGAACAACGCCAGCACAGCATCAGCGGCCACCCTTGGCGGCCCTTTGGTCGCGCCCTTGGGTGCCATCACGCTCACCTGATAGATGCCGCCATATTCGTCGCTGGATGCGTTGGAAATGCCCACGGCCAGCGTGGCAGCCGGTAGGAATGACTCTGCCAGATAGACACCAGAGGGCGGCGTGAATGGCGAGTTTTCCCATTGCACCTGATAGCCCGCCAGCGTGGCCAGACGGGCGCTTAGGGCGGCGCTGATGCTTGTCTGACTCATTGCACCGTCACCGTTTCGCCGTCTGCATAATCAAGCGCAATCTGCGTTCCATCAGCCTTGCGGATTAGCACGGTCGTGATGTCGTCGCCTTCGGCAATAATGGCCTCAACCGTGCCGCGCTCCCATTGCACCGGAAACCAAATGTCACCGCCGACTTCTAGCATCTCGCCGCTCATCAATTTGCCCTCAACTGACAAATGTAAATCACATCAGCGCCGGCCTTGCGGATCGGCCTTACGTCCATCACGCGGTATGTTCTACCGTCAACGGTCGCCGTGCAATTGACTTCCGGTCGCGGCGTGATCTTTTCCAGCGTCAAGCGGATGTCACCAGATTGCACGGTCGTCTGGTCAAGTTCGCTTTTGCGGTATTGGCCAGGATAGCCCTTGCCGGTGACGGTCGTTGCAGCCGTTGGCGTCTGCGCTGCGCCGGTCACGGGATCAAAGGCCGGTGTGCCGGGGAACGCAATGCTAACCGTCTCGCCCTCGCGGGCAAGCAAAAGCGCAGCGCGTTCGGCAATGCCCGTCAAGTGCGGATCACCGTCACAGAGGCAAACGCGCCGCCGCTGCTTGAATTGGTGTAGGGCGACAGGATGCGCGCAATCTCTGTGAATTGCGTTCCGCGCGGCCCAAACTCACTATATTCGATTTCGATCACGTCCACCTTTTCGCGGGTGATCGTGCGGCCAGTGTCTGGAATCAGGTCGGTGTTCGTCGTGGCCTTAAGCGCCATTTCAATCGTGGCGCGAACCACAGCAGATGGCACCGTGTCACTATCGACAAGGAACATCTCCACCCAAACGTCATAACGCGGCCACGCCAAAGCCTGCGCTTCGGTGTTCCGAAAGCCCTTCCATGCGCTTCGATAGGTGGCTTCTAGAAAGTCAGTGGCGCGGATTAGCGCCTGTTCCTTGGCTGTTGTTGTCAAAGTTGACCAGCCCGTAATGCCGCGATCCGCAACATAGGCATCAGCCGCCGCCACGCTGGCAAAGCTGTTAGCGTTTGCAAGGCCGGCTCCGGTTTCGACAACAAACGCCATCTTTTAGCTTCCCTTGCGCGGCCTGCCCCGCTTGATCGGGGATGGTGCCAGTGCTGGCGTGATCGGCTCTGCCTTAGCTTCTAGCACAGGCTCCGGCTGTTTCACAACAGCGCCGGGCGGCTTGTAGCGGGCATCTAGAATCTTGTAACCGCCAGCGCGCAATTCAGCCTTGCGGGCTGCGCTCACCGGGTGCGGCTCATATGCAATCTTCATTCATCGCCCCCAAAAGGTTTGGGGCTGGCCACTTCCTGCCAGCCCCATTCCCTCACGTCTTACGACATGTCGCCGATGGCGATAACGCCAGCGGTGTTCTTGATGTCGGTCGCAACCTTGTCCCAGTTGGAACCGGTCGCCAGTTCGGCATCAGTCGGCGACTTGCCGCCGTTGGCTTCGTCCCAAGCATAGCCCTTAAGGCCAAGGCCGAAGCTGTAATCGACCTGCATCGTCGTTTCGATGCGGGTCTGACCGTTGGACGTGTCGATGTTGCTGATGACATCGCCACCGTCGAACACGGTCGCAGCGCCAGACACCAGGCCCAGCACCTTATCCTTGCCCGGCGAACCGGCCACGGACAGAGCCGGCGCATCGGTCACGATCACGGCCTTGCCCAGAATGTCCACCACCTGAACGCCCTGTGCATAGAACAGGCGCGCGGTGTTGGTCAGGTTCTGGTCAACCAGCTTGTGCAGCATGGAGCCGGTCATCACGTTGGCCAGGATGTCCATCGAACGATCACCAAACTTGGCATGTGCGCCGTTGATGACGTTGTAAGTCACAACGGCATTGGTGCCAGCCGACACGTCATTGGTGGCAGTTGCTTGGTTCTCAATGGCAGCCACAAGCGCCGCGACGGCGGTGTTAAGCTGGTCACGAAGCAGGGCTTCGGCAAAGTTGCGGCTGGCCACTTCGATGCCTTCGGCGGTCGGCTTCTGGAGCCAAGTCAACTGCGACGGTTCAAAGCGGATCGGGCCGAAACCACCGGCAACCTTCACCGACACATGCTTAAGCTGGGTCAGATCGGTCGGGCTGGCCGATGCCTGCGAAGCGTAGCGATCAACGCGGCGCTGGGCCGAGTGGATGGCGGCGAAGAACGATTCCTGCAAGAAATCGCCATCAAAACCGGCAGTGGTCAGACGGATGGTGCCGTTAGAAGCGGCGTTGAATTTGTCAACCATCTGGCCCAGCGTTTCGATGGTCGCTGGCATCACATACTGGTTGAAAACCTGCATCTGCGAAAGAGACATGACGTAATCCTTATTTAGCCATTATTGGCAAGTTCGGGGAATCGGGAAGCGATGGCGTTGACTCGTTGTGTCTTGTCACCGCCAAGGTTGCCCTTAGGCTGAATGTTGTTGCCGCCCGAATTGCCACCAGATGCGCCGCCACCAGCATTTGCGGGCGCTGCAACAAAGTGCTTGCCCTCATCGGTGGCTGCCCATTCCATAACGGCATCGGACAGCGGCTTATCCCCAAGAATGGCTTTGTATTGCCCGCCTTCGTCGGCAAGTTTGGCATTTGCACGAAGCATCGCCTTCACTGCCGGCATCAGTTCGGGCCTCACGTTGGCCTTTAGCAAGGCATCAGACAAACCATTATCAATCAGATAGCTTTGCAAGGTGGCGTCTTTGGTCTGCAATGTCTTTTGCAGTCCTTCGATTGTCTTGCCGCTTTCCTTTTCGACTTTGGTCAGCTTGGCGAAAAGTTCCTCATTGGCGCTTTGCAAGGCTGCAAATTCATTCGGATCAATGTCAGCGCCCCGCGCCTTCGCTTTGACCGTCTTTAATTCGCCCAGCAGTTCCCGGTTTTTCGCACTCAGTGCGTCTACCGCCGCTTTCAGTTCTTCAATCTCGCTATTGCCTTCGCTCATTCTTGGCGTCCTCTGGACAGATGGCCACTGGCCGTTAACTCCAACATGGGCGCAACCCATGCTGTAAGCGCCGATACTTTAACAAACTATGATGTCAATAACAAGGTGGCGGATTAGCCGTATTTCTCACGCAACTCTCGCAGCGTTAGCGGAACGCCTTGCGCGTTTAGCAAGTCCTGCAAAGTGATCTTGCCATCACGCCAAAGCTGGGCGCGGCCCTTGCCTAGCATCTCATCAGCAAACTCAACGGGCTTGCCTTTCAGCCAATCGCCAAAAGTCAGATCGGCGGCGACTTGCCCGTCCATGCTGGCGCGAGTGGATGCCGGCACTTCATCAATGTCTAGGCCAAGTTCGCGGAATGTTTTGGTGATCGGGATGATTGTTGATCGGCAAGCCCAATGCGCGGGCGGCGGCCCTTGCCATTCAATGTTATGGCCCTTTGGCTTATAGCCGGGCAGCGTCCAAACAAGGCCGGATCGGGCAATGCAAATATCACTAGTGCGGCTGTCTAAGGTGCTGATCCACTGCACCGCCTTGATCACGTTGGTGTTGGCCTCAAACGTGGCAAGCCGGGCATCATTGGCCACCGTCTGCACCGCCGTTCGGGTGACTGCCATAACGTCACGCCGGCCACGCGGGAACGCTTCCGGCCCGCGCATTCCGTCGCCAACAATTGACCGGGCAATCTGTTCATTGGTGTCGCCCAGCGCAACGCCGGTCTTAACGGCCCGCTCAATGTCAAAGGCGATTTGGTCACGGATGCGGCGGAACCATTGGCCCATCGTCGCGCCTTGCACCAGGCTTGTGCTGGCGATCCGGTCAATCACAGAAGCGCCAGGCAACACGGCATCAATGGAAATGGTGGCAAACGCTTGCCGGGCAAAACCAGCCTCTAGCGCCGCCAATTCGCCTAGGTTCGGTTGCGTGATCTTCACCAGCTTTTGCAAGTCTGCAATAGCGCGATCCAGCCGCTTGCCCTGAAAGCTGGTTAGCGGCTTGCCGCTCTTGATCCGCTTTTCAATCTCGCGTGACACTTCAAGCAACTGGCGATTAAGCCGCGCCTGTTCACCAGCCGCCAGCCGGTTAAGGATTAGCTGGCGGATCGTGTAAAGATCGGCCAAGCGGTCGGCGGCGTTCACGGTGCCACCCGATGAACGGTCAAGATAACAGCAGGCGTTCTAGGCCGCGTTGGCGTGATCCGCGTTGGCAAAGTTTCAAGCGAAACCTGCGTGTTAGGCGTTGACCACATCAGCCGGAAATATTCGCCTGCGCTGGCACGGTAAAAGAAATTCCATGCTGCAACCGCTGCGCCGTCACCAGAGCCATGCTTTTTTGGCACCGTAATATCGGTGCAGCTATCAGGCTCGTTCGTGCCATCGCGCGCCAGCCAGATGCTAACATTATGCTCTTGGCTGTCTGTGTTGATCAACTGCGCGCTGAATTGGATATTGTAAATGCCCGGCTGTGAGAATGTCACCTTCACTTCATCTGTGATCGTAATGCGAACGCCTTCGATAACATGCTCGAAGCGCATCGGCGTTGCGACATTGGCCAGCGCCGTTTGGTTTTGCTCACTGTCTGCGCTGATATAGGCCGGCAAGTCTTTGCCACCGCCGCCCGTTATGATTTGCGTGGCAGCCTTGGGCAGTTCAATTTCAAACTCGCGGCCATCGTCTAGCGTGATCCAGAACGATCCTTCGTCACGCTGTTCCACCAGCGCAATGCCAATTCCCTGACTGCCAGTAGCGCCAACAGGGCCAGCAGGGCCAGGCCGACCATCAGCACCATCACGGCCATCAGCGCCGTCATCACCACGGCGGCCATCAGTTCCACGCAATCCCGCGCGGTTTGCTTCCATCCAGATAGAGACGGCAAGTTCGATCTCCTGTTCTGTTGGCGGGCGGCCTTGCGGGCCTTGTGGGCCAATGTCACCTTGCGGCCCCTGCGGCCCTTCCGCGCCCGGCTGGCCATCGGCGGGCTGTGTGATGTTAGCCGACAGCCAAGCCG